AGTTTTAGTTTTAGTTTTAGTTTTAGTTTTAGTTTTAGTTTTAGTTTTAGTTTTAGTTTTAGTTTTAGTTTTAGTTTTAGTTTTAGTTTTAGTTTTAGTTTTATTTTTCATTAACAATCAATATATTTTTTTATCTTATTCATAACTTTTGTAGGTATTTTTGATACTACATTAATAGATGGTCTACCATAATCAGTAGCACTACCATATACACACCACGATGGTTTAGTTTTACTATCTAATAATGCAAATGAATTTTTATCAATATCAATAGCAAATGATTTATCATCAGCACCACATAATATATATTGTGGTTCTGCTCTATATTTTTTATGAGCAATATTATTTAATCCACCCATTGCTAATACCATCATAATATTATCTTGAGTTTTATCAAATAATACTATTTTACCATTCATTGTATTGGTTGTATTTTTATTATTATTTTTATTATTATTATTTTTATTTGTATTATTATTTTTATTATTATTTTTATTATTATTTTTATTATTATTTTTATTATTTTTATTAACAATCATTGTACCACCTCTTTTAGATTTAGATCTTATAGTATGACCAAATAATGATTTATATTTAATATCCATAAATAGTTTTTTAAGAGTATTTCTAATTTGAATAGCAACTTGAAATACATTATTTCCTCTATTTCCAGATAAACCCATCTTTTCACAAGCTTTTTTTGTAATATAATGTTCTTTACACCAATCTTTTGTTTTACCTTTTTTCTCAGCAACAACCTTAAAACTATTGCTATTTTTATTGTATTCGCGTTTATCATATTCGTGCGATTTAAATTTATTAAAGATTTTTAAGAGTGTTAAATGGTCACTATGTTTTATAGATAATGATTTCTTAACTTTTTTATAATTATCTTGTTCTTTTTTATACTCTGGACTACTCATTTTAATATTTTTCTTAGATAAAAGTTTTTTAGAAGCATCAGTATTTAAAAATTCTGGTATAATATCAGAAATATTATCATCAAATACATTCATCATAGCAATAATTTCACTAACTTCATTTCTACAAAAGAAATCTTGACTAAGAATAGCTATTTTTGCTTGAGTTGGTGTAATATTTCTAAATTCACCAATTGCTTCACCCATTGTACTAAGTGTTGCTATTTTTGTTTTAGCATTAACATCAAATGCTTCAAGTGTGTATAACTCTTTTAATCCAGTTTGTATAACATCTTTAGTTGGTCTATCTAAAAATTCAGATAGAAATGATGATAAATTAACACCGTGTCCATTCACACGATTATTGTTATTTCTGTTATTGTTATTTTTATTTCTGTATGTAAATGGTATTTTTACATCAGATACAACCCCACTTTTGAAGAAACTTAAAATATTTTCAGTAAGATTACTAGTTAAAATTGGAGGAGGAGTGTATTCAATAAATTTCTTATAATCATCTAAACTAAATAAATTAAAACAAAAACCTTCACTAGTTCTACCAACTCTACCACGTCTTTGCATATGTGATGCCTTAGATATTGTTTTCTTTTCCAATGTTTCTAACTTTTTAGTTGGATAATATTTAGATTGTAATGATAATCCAGCATCAATTACATATTTAAGTCCTTTAATTGTAATTGATGATTCAGCGACTTCAGTTGAGAAAACAACTTTTCTTTTAAATGGACCATTTGGATGATTTCTATATTTAACAGCATTTGTAATGTAATCTTTTCTTTCACCTTCTACAGCACCAGTTAACTCACCACAAAACACTTTTCTATCTTTAACAAATTTATTATCTTTAAAAATACATTTATCAAAAGGGCAATCTTTTACAAAATCACTAATAAAATTTACTATATCATTTGAATTCATTTTAGATAAATTTTGTAACAATGTATTTAGCATATTACAAGCTTTTTTTAATTCAGCACCACTTGTTAAAAATACTAATATATCATCTGGGACATCAGATGAATTATTATTACCATTATTGCCATTATCACTACCACCAGTTGTTAAAAGAAGATATATAACTGTATTAACTGCTTGAATAACAATATCATCCATATTAGTTATGATTTTTTCTTTATTGAATTTATAAATTGATTTCTTTAAATAGTATTCTTGTACTGGAAAATATGATTTACCTGGGGAATGAACGTGGTCAAATTTAAAATCTTTACTTGGGAAGTAATTTTTAAATTTACTTGTATCAATAGTAGCACTCATAATAACTAATTTTAAATCTCTACGAATAAGCATAGCTCTTTTAAGCATAAGCATCAATAAATCAATGTTAACATTTCTTTCGTGAGCTTCATCAATAATAATCATATCATATTTTTTTAGTAATGGATCGCTCTTCATTAATCCTGATATATGACCATCAGTGCAATACAATAATTGTGTTTTATTACTCATTGAGCTTTTAGGTGAACCTCTATATTTATATCCAACTTCTTCACCTAATTTTACATTTAATGTTTTTGCGGCGAATTTAGCAGCGTCAGCTGTTGGTATTTTTTTAGGATTAGTAATTGCAATTTTAGCATTATAACTATATGTATGTAATGCGAATTTTGGAACTAATACTGTTTTACCACTACCTGTACCGGCTGTTATTAGAACTACTTGATTATCATTTATTGCTTTAATTGCTTTATCTCTAATTGAATACATAGGAAATCCAGACCATAATTTTGACAATTCTTTATAACTATTTTTATTTGTGTAATTTTTATTTGTTAATGGATTAATACTATTGGCATTAGGATCTAAAATACCAATCTTATTATTTAATCCAATCTTTTTATTTCTTCTATTATTGTTGTGCTCATTATTGTTTCGTTTATTATTGTTTCCATTATTGTTATTACGAGCATTATTGTTTTTGTTACGCTTATTATTATTTTTGTTACGCTTATTATTGTTGTTGTTACGCTTATTGTTATTTCTATTATTATTTTTAGATTCAACCATAATAAATTAATAATCTATAATGTATATACTATATATTAAAGTAATATTAAATAATTAAAAAATATAAAATTTATAAAACCCACTTATGGATTTTATAAATTTTATATTTTTTAATTATTAATTATTGTTTAGCTAAATATAATACTTCAGCAAATACACCAGGAACACCACCAATTGATTTTAAACGTCTACTTTCTAATGTGCCTTTAACTCTAACTTTTTCAAGATTATCTTGAATTTTAATATCATCTTCGAGCATTTGTAATTCGTGTTTTTTATAAAATTTAATTCTATCGTCATAATTACAAGTAAAACATTTTTTATCATCAATTACAGCAGAATTATCAATTAATTTTTTACCATTTTTAGTTAAAAATCTTCTAACTTCGCTACTATCATTAGTATTAGCCAATTTTTGTAATTGACTATTTATAACACAACGTGGTTGGTAATTTGTATAATCACGACTATCGTGATAAGTTGATGAAAAATCTAAATCCATTTTATATCTTAATATTAATTCTATTTATAATATTAATTATTATACTATATATTAATACTATATAATTTATTCTGTTGTAGCATCATCAGTACCATCAATATCAATTACATTTAATGATTGTTCTTCTAATGATTGTTCTTCTGATATTGGTGTTAATTCAGATTGTAATATTTCCGTTGTATCAACGTTGACAGATGATTGGTCTTTAACTTTTCTCCATCTTTTTTTACCAGTAGTTGTTTCATATACTGTGTAATAGTTATCATCATTTTCTGATAATACTACAGCACCTACATCGTGATCACGTGCTGATGTATTTGGTGTTCTCTTTTTCTTTGTTTTTCTTTCTGGTTCAGAATCAACAGTTGGCTCTGTAGTTGTTTCTTCTTCATCGTCATCAGAATCTTCAACAACAACATCTTCAACGATATTTTCTTCTACTACTTCAGAATTGTCAATATCAGCATCATCGTCGTCTACTTCTGCTACAACAATAGTTTCACTAGTATTATCTACTTCAACAAGATCATTTTCATCTACTATACTAGCATTATCAGCATTGTCAAGATCATCAACATCTTCAACAAAATTATTCAAAATGTCATCTAATTCATCTGCACCACCATCTTCTTCATCATAATCAGTTAAATCTTCTTCATCTAATAATTCACTTGAGCTCTCGCTTTCAGTTTCATTAGGTACACCTGATTTAGTATATTGTTGTCCATCTAAATGACTAGCATAATCACCAAAATATTCTGAATTTGGTAATGATTCTTGACGTGATAATTCACTTGGTGATGGTAGAGATGTTGGTGTATTTGTTGGTGTAGTGGTCATATGAATATCTTGGTGTAGTGCACCAGAACCACCATTCATCAAATGACCCTCTATTACTGATTGCATTGCTGATAATTCAAATGTATTCTTTTTTAATTGCTGTGTTAAAGTAGTTATTCTTTTATTATTTAAATAAATAACAGCTAAAGCAATAATAAGTAATACTGCAATAAGTATAATCGCATATAAATGTAAATTATTAAACATATTTCAAAATTTAACTATTAGTAATTTTAAATATTTCTGTTTCTATAATTTATAATTAAATAAAACATCTTGTATTTAAACTTAAACTAAAACTAAAAAGTAAAACTAAAACTAAAATGAAAAATAAAAACAAAAACAAAAACAAAAACAAAAACAAAAACAAAACTATTTTATTTGTGGCATATTGATAACAGATGATATATTTATAGCATCATTTATGATTCTCTCTTCAAATCCATTCTTCTTTAATAATTCTAATGCAATATAGTCATTAGATATACCTTTTTTCATTTTATATGTGTAAACTATTTCATCTTTATCATCTCTAGTAATATTAAACTTAAAATAAGTGAATTGATCATCTTTAAATGTTGATAAATTCGTGTAATGTGTAGTAATAAGAGCGAGACTATTATGATGTCTAGATAACTCTTTACAAATAGCATAAGCACCAGCAACACCCTCTTTATAATTTGTTGTAACTAAAATTTCATCCATTGCTACAAATGAGTATTCATCTTTTTCTAATTCTTTAACTAAATTGATATGCTCTTTACATTTATACATCTCGGCTTCAAAACCAGAACGTGACCCTTTAACATCAATATTCTTAAGATATGAGTTTAACACTTTAAATGGGGTAAGATATTGGACTCTTGAATTAACAGATACAGGACATAATCCAATTGTTTGAGCCAGTAAAATAGCAATTGATACAGATTTAATGTATGTTGATTTACCAGATGCATTTGGACCAGTAATAAGCATATTCTTGATTGGTGATTTTGACTTATAAGTTGGTGATTTTGACTTATTCGTTGGTGATTTTGACTTATTATTAGATTTATTGTTAATAATTATATTATTTGGAATATTTCTATCTAAACAAGGATGCCATATACCCTCTAACATTAATTTTGGTTTTCTTCTAATTTTATTTTGTTTTACATTATTTTGTAGTTTTACATTATTTTGTAAATATTTAGGCATTTTATATGTAAATGTAAAACCTTCTGTTACATTGTTTGTAGTAGTATTAGTATTTGTATTAGTATTTGTATCAGTATTTGTATTAATAATATTATTATTAATAGTTGTGTCGTGTAATTTAGTAAGACCAATATAGAAATCTAATTTAGCAACAAAATTGAATATAGGTATCATTGATGTTTTATTGTCATTAAATATCTTATATGTCGCTAAAATCTTACCTTTATTAGATAATAATGATGGATTACTATGAAATAATGAATGTTTATTTATTAAATTATCAAATGTTTCAATGGCTGTTTCCAATTCATTTGTGTCTGATGCTAATGTTGAATTGTCATCATTTAGATTTAAATTAATACCATATTTTTTAATTATTTTAAACATATTAATTCCTCGCTGTAAGAAAAATGCTAAATTATTAATTTTTTGATGAATAATATTAATTACTTTATAACTACTCATTGCTGTTTTAAACATAGTAAAAATATTTTGTAAATAGAAGAATAACCAAATACCTATGGAAAATATTGATTTATAAGACCATTCACCAGAACCCATTATACCACCAATTACTGTTTTAAAATCGCTAACTTTAACTGGAACTTTAAATACTTTTAATAAAATATATGGAAGTATAATACTCATCAATGGAGATAAAGCGGATGATATAGGTGATATGAAAATATTATACATATTTGATAAATAAAGAAATGTCTCATTTTTATTAAATATTTTTAGAATACTATTAAAATACACTAAATCTAATAATGTATTTGTGGTTGTATCATTATTATCCCAGAACCATAAGATATCCCTTTCAATGTTACCACCTAATTGTGCCATTTCTAGATATAATTCTTGTAAGAGATTATGTTTATTTGGATCTGATGCAGTAACATCTCTTAATTTGAATAATTCTTTAACAACATTTTGTCTATGACTAAGGAGATTTATATCATTTGTTGGATGTTTTAATACTTCTTTTAATATATATTTGCCATATGCTGTATCAGTTTTATTTACAACATCAAAAACCGTGTTATTTGACTCGTAATTAATATCATTATTATCAGTATTACTAACACTATTCTCAAAAACTTCCATATCACTATAAAAGTTATTAGGGATTATAGTATTATTTTTAGAACCATTTTTAGATAATATACCACCACTTCTTTTTATTTTTAAATCAGATAAAAATAATTCAATATATTTATCAACATTAGTTGATGTCATTTCACGATAATTAAGAAGTTTAATATTCTCTTCTAATGTTAAATCATCTGTTGTTAAATTTTCAACATTACCATCTACTATTTCAATTATTTCTTCTATAGAACGCTCTCTTTGATAAAAGATGTCTTTTATTTTATTAAATATACGCTTAAAATAAGGGTCTTTTTTTAATTTTTGTATCTTTAATAAATTATCCATTATGTGATTTACGATTTACGATTTACGATTTACGATTTACTATTTTTACTATATTAGGCATCATATAAAAGAAATAATATATTTTAACACATAATTTTTATAATATTTTTACAATAATATAATTTTTTATAGTATTGTATTATATATGAAATAAACAACTAACTTATAATGGCGTTAATTGTAATTGATATTGATTCAGATAGATATTCTAAATTATTAAATGATTTAGTCCAAATTGCTACAATTGTTTTAGTAACACATTATTTAATGACATTAGAATATCCTAATAAACAATTGATGAATATGAAGATTTTAGAATCTGGTAAAGGATTATTAAGTAAAAACTTTATTAATTTATTACTTTATGTATTAATTGGTTTTATTACTTATGATTTGGTTATCAAAGAAATAATTGTTTTTGAATAATTGTTTTGAATAATTGTTTTGAATTTTTAAATTTCCAAGGGTGTAAATGATAATATAAACATAATTTTATATAGTATAATAGAAATATACTATATAAAATTATATTGAAGATAATATGAATAATCGTAGCAAAGGAAATAATCGCAGAAATAATCGTAACAAAAATCATTCATTGATAAAAAGAAATGAATTTGAAACAGATTTAAGTTATAAAAGTCGTCAGATATTTATAATGACAGCAACAAATGGAAATAATAAAAAAATAACAGATGAATTAATTCAATTATCTAATATATTTGTTAATGTTACTATTTTAGGATGTTCTTATCCACCATCAATATTAAAAAAAGTATTTAATGTTGCCAATAAAATTAATAAAAAATTATAGTATAAAAATATATAATATAAAAAAATATATAGTATAAATATATAGTGTTAAATTAATAATCACAAAATGAGTTCACCAAATACTAATACTAATAAAAACACATATTTTACTAGAAGTAAGAAATATGCATCAGACCTTGGTAATAATATTCAAGCTGACCCTTGGAGATATGTATTATATATCTTTTTAGCTGCAGTAACAATTTATATGTTATATTTAATTGGATATTATATATATTATACTGTATCTGGTAATCCAATGCCAGTATATGGCAATGGTACACAAGTTATTAGCACCCCAGTAGATGCTTTTACTGGTGATATTGTTGGTAAACGTTTTAAAGTTCCAACACCAACTGAAGGATTAACATTTACTTATAGTTTCTGGGTTTATGTAGAAGACTGGTCATATCAATTTGGTAATTTGAAAAACATCTTTGTTAAAGGTGATGCTAATAGTGATACTGGTGAAAGAGCACCTGGTTTCTGGTTTTATCCAAGAACAAATGCTTTACACGCTAGAATTAGCACAACTGTTGATAAAAACGAAGGTTGTGATATTCAAAATATCCCATTACAAAAATGGAATCATATTGTTTATGTATTAAACAACAGAACTGTTGACATCTATGTTAACGGTAAATTAGAAAGAAGTTGTGTATTAAAAGGTATCCCAATTGTTAACTCAAAAAGCTTAATTGTCGCAGCGGATGGTAAAGGTTTTTATGGTAAATTATCTAATTTAATCTATTATACTAAAGCAATTGAGCCATCTGATGTTCAACAAATCTATAAAGCTGGTCCTTACGCATAATCACAATAACTAACATTCGGCAAACATTCGGTAATTATAAAGATGAATTGATTAAATTATAATAATTCGTATTTTTATATAAATTATTACCATATTCATCGCTGTATTTCATGTAATGTAACTTAATTCGTTCATCATTAAAATCAATGGAATTAAACCATTTTATAAAATTAAAAGTCTTACCTTTATTTATTGTTATACTATCAATATCAATTGACAAGTATTCAATAAATAAATTATCAACAGTTTTACGACAATAATTAATAAGTAAATCTTGAATATATTTTTCAGTATATTTATTTCTATCCGAATTATTTAAACAATGATTATTTATATCTATTAAATTACTATAAGTTGTAATAGCATATTTAAGAAGCATCATTATATGATTATCATCTACATATGTTAATAATTTACTAACAGCATCTATAAAGAAAAACATATTATTTTCTGTTTTAATATCAGTAGTATCTATTCTATACAAATAAGATTGGATATTAGTTATTAAGTGTGGTGCTATTTTATCCTTAAAGAATAAATTACCATTAATATCAACATCATAAATATAATTATTAAGTAATACAAAATAATTATATATATTTTTATAAGATTTTATCTCATTATTTACTATTTCTTTATATTCATCATTTATGTGTTTTATCAAATCATTAATAAAAAAATTACACCATTTATTATCATCATTTTTAGTGTATTTTTTATCAACATTATCTTCACCAATTTTTGATATAATATAGTCAAGTTTATCTGCTTTAAAGAAATGTTCTAATATTAATTTTAAATTGAGATTATTTTTTTCAGAATATATATTATTATAATGATTAACTGAAGGTTGGAAACAATATGTAATTAAATAACGATATTTAATTGATATATCTTTATTACATAAAAATTTATAAATATCAAGAATATATATTATATTTTTAAATACAATTTGATTATTATAACAAGCTGAAAAAATATCTTCAATTGACATTAAACTTTTATTTAAATTTACTTGCATATATTGATTATATTGATTTAGTAAATTAATATTATTAATCTGTCTCATTTTATAATCATTAATAATACGTTTTATATAAGAATAATAATTATCTTCTGTATTATTTAAATGATTATATAATGTTATCAAGCAATTATTAATATCATTATTAAAATTTCTAGATATTACATAGTTATTATTCATTATAAATATCATAATATTTGTTAAATCATTTGATTTTATTAGTGGGTTATTTACAACTGATTTTATAAATTTAATAAAATTATAATCTTTTTCATTTGTAGAATATGTATAATTTGATAAATTTAATGTATTGATTTCAGATAAACTCTCTTTAATTAATTTGTATGAATGACAATATTTAATTGATTTTATAAACTCATTTATAAAATTTGAATTTGAAAAATTAGTATTAATTTTTGAATCAATTTTTTTTAATTGTTTAATATGATATATACCTTTTAATTTTATTTTAACATCATCAGTATGTTCAAATATTTTATTAATAATTCTTAGAAGATTATTAAAGTCATTTTCTACTTTAAAGTTGTAAATAATAGAATTGTCATATAATTTATATTTTGATTTAGTAATATTTAAATTAGGGATCATTGATGTTGTAGGAGGTGTCATATTTTCAAAAAATGAATCCATTGAAGATACATTTTCAGCATAATATCCTAAATCAAAATTATCTAAAAAATAAACAGATGATGAATTATTTTTACTATCATTTAAATCAAATCTATCTGTTTCATAAACATTATTTATTGGTTCTAAACTAGGTGAAACATTTGTACTTATATAGTAACTATTATCAATATTTTCATAAACCATTTGATTACATTGTATATCAAAAATGTTTAGTAATTTCTTCATTGATAAACTTTCATTAAATAATTTATTTTTTAATTTTTTAAAATTAATAGCATCACATACAATCTTTTCTTTTAAATATCCATCATGTATAATAAAATTATAATGATCTTCCCAATCTAAAAAAGAGCAAATATGATTAATAATATCATTATTATAATGGAAAAATAGATAATTTAGCGAACTTGCTTTAGTCTCTATTTTTACATCTTGATTTGAATAATTATTTTTGGAATAAGAAAAGTCATTACTATTACTATTACTATTACTATTGCTATTACTATTGCTATTACTATATGTTGTTTGTGATAAACTCATTATTATATATTTTAAATATAATACTTATTATAATAACATATTTATATTAAAAATGATTTATAGATATAAACATAATATATGAACGTATATACTTGATGTATAATAAATTAATTATCTATACTACTTGATTAACTAAAATACTTATAATGGAATCTTTACAAATAGAGCAAAAAATAATACTTACAAATAAACAAAAAGATGCTTTATCATCAATGTTAAATGGAGATAATGTTTTTTTAACCGGACCAGCTGGATGTGGTAAGACATTTATTTTAAATAGATTTATTGATGAAATTGAAGATAAAAATTCACAATTACCTAAATATAGCAAGAAAAAAATATATAAAACAAGTACAACTGGTATTTCTGCTATTAATATCGGAGGTCAAACATTACATAGTTATGCTGGTATTGGATTAGGCAAACAAGATGTTAATAAACTCATCGGTAAAATAATGAGAAAATCGGAAACATTAAATCGTTGGAAAATGACAGATATATTAATTATAGATGAAATATCTATGTTAAGTGCTGAATTATTTGATAAATTAGAAGAAATTTCTCGAAGAGTAAGAAAAAATGATGATATTTTTGGGGGTATTCAAATTATACTATCTGGTGATTTTGCACAATTACCAATCATTAATAAAAATGCAACAATCTGTTTTGAATCAAAAAAATGGAATAAAGTATTAGATAAAATATTTTACTTTGATGAAATTATGAGACAGACAGATAAAAAATTTCAAAATATATTAAATAAAATAAGAATGGGTATATGTGATATAGATGTTGTTGAAGCAATTATATCAAGAAAAGGATTATTAGATAGTAAAAATAATATAAAAAATAATAATAAAACTAAAAATAAAAAAAATATAACAGATTTTTCTTTTTCTAATATTATTTCTAATTCTAACTCAGATGAATCAGATGAATTAAATATTAAACCAACTATATTATATTCATTAAATAAAATGGTAGAAAATGAAAATCAGCGTGAATATAAACGTTTAATTGATAATGGTAATCAAAATAAAAACTTTTTAGCAACAGTATTTATAAAAAATATTCATAAAAAAGAAGAACTATGTAATGAAAAAAAAATAACAAAAAGTAATAATTACTGGAAAAATCTTGATAAATTATGTATAGCTCCAAAAATATTAAAATTAGTTGTTGGTGCTCAAATTGTAGTTATTAAAAATATATTTAATTTGGGTCTTGTTAATGGTAGTAGAGGAATTGTCACTGGATTTACAAAATCCGGGTTTCCTTTGGTTGAGTTTATAAATGGTAAAACTATTGTAATAAAACCAGAAACATGGGAAATTAATTTAGGTTCATTTGAAAAAACAATAAAAATATTTAATAAAAAAGAAACATATAAAAGAGTATTAACTATAATGCAGTTACCAATTAAATTAGCATTTGCATTATCTATTCATAAATCACAAGGTATGACAATTGATTGTGTTAGAACAAATATAGGTAATTCTATATTTTCAACAGGACAAATATATACTGTTTTATCTCGTGTAAGGTCATTAGAAAATCTATATATTGATGATTTTAATCCAAGCAAAATAAGGATTAATCCCAAAGTAAAGCGTTTTTATAAAAAACTATCAAAATAATATTAATTAAAAAAATAAAATATTTAAAATCACACTAATGTGATTTTAAATATTTTATTTTTTTAATTAATTAATAATCGTTACTAAACAATCGTCTCCAGAAATATTTTCTAAGTGGAATATAAGTTAAGAAATTATCAATAAAGTAATCATTTGGATAGTCAGAATAAACTAATGGGTAAGATGGATATTGAAATCTGTATTGATTATGTTCATAAAAATCATTCCAATTTCTGTAATAACCAAATTTATCATAATGTGAGCAACCACTACCACTACACATTGGGCGATGTTGTCTATATCTACCACGTCTAAAACGATGACGTCTTCTACGACCACCGTGATGTCTTCTTGATCTAAATCCCTCTTTAATATCACTATCATCACCTAAACCAAAATATACATCAGAGCATAAAAATATAAGAGCAATTACAGCTGTAATAAGTAAAATATTTGTTCTATTCATCTTAAATTAGTATCAATAATATAATTTATTAAATATAATTTTATTAAATATAATTTATTAAATGTAATTTATTATCTGAGTAAAATATTTTACTATATATATAATATAAAAATATTATAATATTAATATCTTATAGTATTGATTGTGTATAATAAAATTATATAATATAAAATAAATATTTATGAATGAATAATTCAATTATATTATCACCCAATGAAATAAAAGACTTATATGATAGTGGTAATTACACAATTACAATTACAGATAATAAAACTTATAACTCAATAAAAGTAAATATTTTAAACATAAATGAAAATGGAAATGAAAATGAAAATGAAAATGAAAATGAAAATGGAAATGAAAATGGAAATGAAAATGGAAATGGAAATGGAAATGAAAATGTAGATGAAGATATAAATCCAGTAATTGAAGTTAAAGATAAAACAAATGAAAATTACATAAAAAATCTAAATGAATATATTGAACAATATTTTTATAATGAAAAAAATAATATAGATTATGATAGCGAAGATGATACAGAAAGTGAATTAGATGAAAATATAGATTCTGAAATAGATAATGATTATAATACTGGTTTTGATTCATATATGGGTGGTCCATATGAAATTGATTTTACTCTAGATAATTTTCTTCAAGATTATGTAATGATTAAGTTAATATCATCGTATATTAACAATGTTAGTGTTTTTATAAAAAGAAAAAAAATATTAGCAATTTATAAATATTATGATAATTCAAATCCATATGATGATGAAGATATTCACGGCAATTACAAATATTTCTTTAAAATAGAGAAATATATAGGGCATAGATTAAGAAAAGAAATAGTAAATCATTTAATGTATAATGTAAATATGCCAGGAATGGTTAAATTATTTACTAATGTCCCTATTCGCCTATTTAATACATTTGATATTAAATCACTCTTTGTAGCAAATACAACACCTTATATGAAAGTATTCTATGCTTATATGTAATATGTAAATTATAAATTAATTAAATCAAATACATTTTCTATTTTTATTCTTCATTTGACATTCTGCCTTCTCGTGAAACATATTTAAATCTAATCTTCTACTTAATTCACGGAAGGTAGCAACACCTTTACTACTATTGCCGTGTTTATCTAATGGTGGTGACACAACAGCAATACCAAATTTACCTGGCACTACTCCAATTAATCCACCACCTACACCACTTTTCGCAGGAATACCAACTTCATTCATCCATCTTCCAGAATATTCATATACACCACCACCTAACATCGTGCTTAAAACAAATGGAATATACTTCTTTTTAAATACACGCTTATTAGTTCTTGGATTTACACCATCATTCGCTAAACAAGATGCCATTGTTGCTAAATCAAGAGCATTCACCATAACTGACCCCTGTCGCGTATAAACATCAACGGTGTCTTCAACATCATTGTAAAACTTTCCATATGATTTAAGGAGATATGCGAGTGCTACATTGTGTTCATTGGTCTTCATTTCTGATTTATATGTTTTTTCACTAACTTTTAGTTTCTTACCAGCAAAATTATTCATATTCTCGTGTATATTTTTCCAAACAGACTTTTTAGTTTTACCTTTTACTAAACTAGTTGTAGCAATCGCTCCAGCATTAACAAATGGGTTAATTGTGTGATTTTCAGATAATCGTAGTGCTAATACAGAGTTAAATGGGAGAAAAGATGTCTGTGTTCCAATTTTATCAATAATATGGTCTTTATTATGATGTTGCAATGCCATACATAATGTAAACACCTTAGCAATGGACTCAATTGCCACAGTCTTCTTAAAATCACCTATTTTATAAACTTTTCCACAACAAGTAACAATAACAATTCCGTATATTTTAGGGTCTACTTTCGCCAATTCTGGTATATAACTGGCAACTTTACCAGTTTTCTTTTTCTTTACCTTATCATACACTTTCTTAAGTGCGTCATTTATCTTTTCTGGTGTTAAAGATTTAGACATATTTAATATTTATCTATATTATATACGATATATTATATAATATAGATAACACAAATCAGTAAAAACAATAAATAAAATGGTTGATTGGACAAGTATTATACAGCAATTTTTAATTGGTGGCACAACAGTGGCAACAATCTCATATTTAGGCAATTTTGTCAATCCAGTATTAGCGGGCATATTTGCTAGTGTTCCTATTGGATTACCATCTGGGTATTATATTGCAACAAGTAAAGCACCTGGATATTATAAAAACTTATTGTTAATGACAACTGGTTTGTTATTAGCAACTGGCGTAACAACATTATTGATTACAGAGTATAATGTTTCTAAAAATATGTCAATTGTAGGCGGTATGCTTACATGGGCAATGTATGGTGCTATTTATTATATTTATAATATGGTTTTATAATTATTATGTTTTACTATTAATATTTATCATAAAAAATAGTAATTGCTTTACCAAGAAATGGACATTCCCAACGTGCCAATGTATTATATGACGATAATACTACATCTTTACCATCAGGTGGTAATCCATCAGATAAATAACGAATATTTGTATATTCATCATTCTTTACATAGATACCTAAACCTTTTTGATTAAAAAACTTAGTTTCCATTAATTCTTGTGATTTGGTATCAGTAGCTAATGTATAAGCATTAGGAAATTGTTTATTATCATTAATAGAATCAATTAAGTCGCGTGGTGCGATTAAACGCTTACTACTACAGCCATTAACAGTAAATAAATTTGTAATTTTTTCACCATAAATATAATAATAACTTCTACGTTCTTGTGGAAACCATCTTTTGGTAATTTGAGACATTTTTAAATATATATTCAATAATTTAATATATTTAATTATAACATTTACGGTGTTATATAAGGGATTATAATCATTTTTATTTATAAATTTTATTTATTGAAAGATAAACTACGACTACAAGCATAAGCTTTGTATTTATTATCATCATCTATTTTAGAATTAGATTTAAGTGGTGCATTTGGTACTTCTATTTCTGGTACAACACCATTATAACGTCGTTGTGGTGTTTGATAACCATCATTATCATCCAAATTAGGAAATGGTATAACATTAATTCTAACATTATTATTTTCAGGACGATGATGACGTTGTGGTGCATTAGGGCACTCTAAATTTCTATTATTTCTTCTTTCTGGAGTATACATTATATTTACGAATTTTTTCTTTTTAATCTAATTCTCTTTTCATACTTATAATTAATGTATAAAACAATAAAACTGTCATTTTTTAAAAATATAAAAAACAAAAAATATAATTCGCCAATCGTGGCGAATTATATTTTTTGTTTTTTATATTTTTATTTTATTTAATTATTATATAAACAAAAAAAATACAATAAATCTCAAAAATGTTGGATACTTTAAAAAAATCGTATAATGGATTAAAAAAATGGCAACGTGTCGTAATTATTGTCGCTACAGTATTACTATTATGTAGTATTTTATGCCCACGTGGTTATAAAGATCCAGCTATGTACGCAAAAGTCGGTGTTGGTTTAGGTCCATTACGTGGCAATATTAAAATTGAAGCATATGAAAATGGTGATGCTCAAGGTTACGAAGTAGGTGCTGAACCAACTTGTGTATTATTTTACGCACCTTGGTGTGGATATTGTAAGGATTTAATGCCAATTTACGATGAAGTTGCTAAGAAAAATCCAGACAAGAGTATTATTAAACTCAATTGTGATGAAAATAAAGAATTAGCTAAAAAACACGATATCACATCCTATCCAACTATTAAATACTTATCTAAAGGTGTTAAAGACGTTACTGGTGCTATTGTATACACTGGTGAAAGAACAGTTGATGCATTAGATAAATGGATTAAGCAAGTACTTTAATATATAATCACGTCCTTTCTCGTATATCTTTTTTTTTATCTCATTACTCACTCCTAAATTCATACTATTTGAAGAGGTTTGTGGGTTATTATAAATATAAATAATATGTCCATCATACTTAGTTTCAGCTTCTAGTTGAGTATCAGTTACGGATGTATTATTTTTATTTTCATTTTCAGTTTTTTCATTAGTATTAGCATTTTCATTAGTATTAGCATTTTCACTAGTATTATTATTTTTACTACTATAATTACAAAGATAATCATTACTTGATATATTTAATCTCTTATTATCAGTATACGTCATATAGTCACAATAGTTTTTCCCTAATCCAGCAAATAGAGCATACATATATTCACCAAATCCATTTATTTTATCAATTCTATAACTACTCGTCTTCATTGATAAGCCAAATACATAATCTTTTTGCGTTACCTTATATTCTTTCAATATATGATTCATTGGAAAGAAATCAAATAGAGCACCATCACTATAATGACTACCATTATAAACTATTGGTGTAAATATTCCGATAAATGCCATAGTTATCTTCATTGCTGTAATTATTGGCATATTTGGTGTTGTCTTCCAAGAAAAATACTCAACTTCACCAGTATTTAGACAAGAACCAGTTATAATTATTGTTTTTTTGGTTTTCTTATATAATTCTAATAGAGTAATTCCAGAGTTTATCTTCTTTTCCATCATTAAAGCGACGAAGAATTGATGTATTTTAGTCATATTATCAAGTCCAAAGCGAGTTAATAGATTATCAATACTTATATTTTGGAAATCACTTAGATTAAGTGTGTAAACTATTTTATATATTTCTTCAGATGTAAAACCAATACCCATTAATCCAGCAATAACTCCACCAGCAGAACTACCACAGATCACGCTGACATCAGATAAATCAACAAGACTTAAAGCACCTAGAAATGATATACCAAATATTCCAGCACCTGACATACATAAGTATTTTGGCTTTAATTTCTTATTTATTACAATGTTTTCTTCTTCATTCATCACCTTGGTCCGTATCGTCTCACTTCGTTTCACTTCAACTCGCTTCTATAATGTTTTTATATTATTATATATTTATATAGCAACTTAAGTCAACTAATATAGTAATCAACTAATATAGTTATATTAATAGAGTAATAAAATGAGTAATGATAATAATAATTCTTCTAAGATGGATTACTTGAATTTTACAATTCCATTGAGACCAAATACACATTCATCTAATAAAATCATATCTTCTTCATCTATATCTAATCCTTATAGTTCGTCATCACCATCTCCATCACCAATGCCCTCATCAAATAATAGAAATATTTTTAATAACTTTAATAATTCTCGTTCACAATCAAATTCTAATTCTCTTGGTTTAAGTAATCCTTATAGCAATTTACAACCTTACAATCCTCTATCAAATAATAATTCACATCCAAATAATAATTCACATCCAAATAATAATTCACATCCAAATAATAATTCACATCCAAATAATAATTCACAATCACATAAATATAATCAATTAAATAAAAGTTTTTACAATAATCATAATAACAATCGTCAAAATGAATATCAATATAATCGTAGTTCTAATTTAGTAAATAGCACTAGATTTACAATAACTAAAAAAGCTAATAATGGATTTACAACAGATAGTAAATTACAAGAGAATTATGATATCAATATAAAAGAAATACAAAAAATACATAATGAAAAATTAATAAACAAATTAAAATATTATGAAAAAATACTTCAAAAATGTTTCTTT